CCCGACAACGTGACGGCGGCGTTCGAGGACTTCATGGGCGCCTTCGAGGCGTTCAAGGACGTCAACGACCGCAGGCTCGCCGAGATCGAGCAGAAGCTTTCCGCCGACGTGGTGACCCGCGACAAGATGGAGCGGATCAACAAGGCGATGGACGAGCAGGGCCGCATGCTCGACGAGCTGGTGCTGAAGAAGATGCGCCCGCCGCTTGGCCGCGGCGAGGCGGACGGGCCGGAGGCGGCCGAGCACAAGGCGGCCTTCGAGGTCTATATCCGCCGCGGCGACGAGGCGGCCTTACGCGATCTGGAGGCGAAGGCGATGAGCGCCGGTGCGCCCGCCGACGGCGGATACCTGGTGCCGCCGGAGACCGACACCGAGATCGGCCGCAGGCTTTCCGTCGTCTCGCCGATCCGGGCGCTGTCGACGGTCCGGCAGGTCTCGGGTTCGGTGCTGAAGAAGCCGTTCTCGCCTGGTGGCATGACCGCCGGCTGGGTGGCCGAGACCGCGGCGCGGCCGCAGACGGCGAGCGCCCAGCTTGCCGAGCTCTCCTTCCCGACCATGGAACTCTACGCCATGCCGGCGGCAAGCCAGGCGCTGCTCGACGATGCGGCGGTCGATATCGAGGCCTGGATCGCCTCGGAAGTGGACATCGCCTTTGCCGAGCAGGAAGGCACGGCCTTCGTCTCCGGCGACGGGGTGAACAAGCCGAAGGGCTTTCTCGCCTATGACCAAGTGGCGGACGGCGCGTGGGAATGGGGAAAGATCGGCTATCTTGCGACCGGCGTGGCGGGCGGCTTTGCCGCCTCGGGGCCGTCGGACGTGCTGGTCGACCTGGTCTATGCGCTGAAAGCCGGGCACCGGCAGAATGCCAGCTTCGTCATGAGCCGCAAGACGCAAGGCGAGATCCGCAAGCTCAAGGATGCCGACGGCAACTATCTCTGGCAGCCGCCGACCCGGCCGGGCGAGGCCGCCTCGCTGATCGGCTTTCCGGTGGCGGAGGCGGAAGACATGCCGGCGATCGCCGCCAATGCCACGGCGATCGCGTTTGGCGACTTCCGCTCGGGCTATCTGGTGGTCGACCGGGTCGGCGTGCGGGTGCTGCGCGATCCCTATTCGGCCAAGCCCTATGTGCTGTTCTACACCACCAAACGGGTGGGCGGCGGCGTGCAGAATTTCGAGGCGATCAAGCTGGTGAAGTTTGCGGCGAGCTGAGGGGGGCGGCGTTGTCCCCCCTCACCAAGAAAATCTGCGACTTGAGCCCTTCGGGCTAAGTTCGCGATTTTCTATCCTCTCCCTCGCTGGGGAGAGGAGGGGGCGATGCGGTCGAGGCTCCTCTTCTCCCCAGCGGGGAGAAGGTGGCGCGTAGCGCCGGATGAGGGGGGCGTAGCCACGTGATGTTGCGCACTAAGCCCCCTCATCGCCTTACTGCGTTCGGCACTTCTCCCCGCTGGGGAGAAGAGGGCTTCCACGACGTGCCGTGGTCGCCCCGGATCCTTCGAGGCTCCCTGAGGGGCACCTCAGGATGAGGGCGGGGACAAGTGGTGCGGGGGCGCTCCCTCACGATGACAATCTACGACTTGCCCCTTGTCCGCCTGCCTTTGCCCCTCATCCGCCTGCCGGCACCTTTGCCAGCCCTTCGCTTAAGCTCAGGGCGTTCGTCATTCGAAACGATTCACTGGATCGTTTCGTCGGCTTCGCCGACCATTCCTCACCCCCGTAAACGGGGAGAAGGACCAAGCGGCACCGCGCCAGTCATCCCCTCTCCCCGCCTGCGGGGGTCCGAAGGACGGGTCGAGACACGCGGCTCGACCCCGGTCGGGTCAGGGTGAGGGGCAGTTGTCGATGCGGCAGGAGGGGCAGGTAGAGGCCCTGCTTCGGTCGCACCCCCCTCTGTCGGCTGCGCCGACATCTCCCCCTCAAGGGGGGGAGATCGCCCGAACTGTTCCGCTCTTTTCCAGTTCAATCCCAGGAGACTCTCATGACCCTATTTCCGACCGCGCCGCCGGTGGCTGAGGCGGTGACGCTGGTTGAGGCCAAGGCGCATCTGCGCGTGGACGGCAATGAGGAGGATGCGCTGATCGGGCAGCTGGTCACGGTGGCGCGCGAGCATATCGAGCGCGAGACGGGGCTGGTGCTGATCTCGCGCCCCTTTCGCCTTTGCCTCGACGACTGGCCGGCGGACGGGGTGATCCGCATCGGATGCGGGCCGGTGCGCGAAGTGACCGGCGTGACCGTCTATGACGGCGAGGGCCATCCGACCGCCGTGTCGCTGGCCGACCATCTGCTGGACGGCGAGGCGCGGCCGGCGCGGCTGTGGCTGCGCGATCCGCCCGCACCGGGGCGGGGGCTGAACGGCATCGAGATCGATTTCGTTGCCGGCTTCGGGCCGAGCGGCGCGGATGTGCCCGACACGCTGAAGCGGGCGATGCTGCTGCATGTGGGGGCGATGTTCTCGCTCCGCGGGGCTATCCCGGTCGCGGCACAGCCGGCGGCAGTGCCGCCCGGCTATGAACGGCTGATCGGACCCTTTTGCCGAAGGGGGTTATGACCATGGGGCTCGTTGATTTCGACCCCGGGGCGCTCTCCGCCCGGCTGAGGCTGGAGCGGCCGGTGGAAAGCCCGGACGGGCAGGGCGGCGCAACCGTCGGCTTCGAGACCGTCGTCGATCTCTGGGCGCGGATCGAGCCGCTCACGGCCGATGTCGAGGAGGTGGCAGCTGCGGGGCGGGTGATCGTCTCGCACCATGTCTGGCTGCGTTTCCGCGCCGATGTGGCGGCGGGCATGCGGCTGATCAAGGGCACGCGGCGCTTCGCCATCGAGAGCGTACGCGATCCCGATGAAACCGGGCGCTATCTGGTCTGCCGCTGCCGCGAGGACGGGCGATGAGGGCGGCGATCCGGGCGTCGATGACGCGGACCGGCGAGGATCTGGGATTGGCGTTGCGCCGCGCCTTGACGGGCGAGGTGATGCGGCGGGTCGCCCGACAAACTGAGCAGCGGACGGCCGGGCAGACGCCGGATGCGCCCGTGGCGGGCGGCGGGCCGGCGTCCTCGGACGACGGCAGGTCCGTCGGGCGGGACGGCAGTGCGTCCGTCGGGAAAGCCCCTAGCGACGTCAAAGAAAGCGAGGGCAGGCCATGAGCAGTGCCGTGAACGAGTTTCTGGCTGCTATTCAGACGCGGCTGGCGGGTGATGCCGGGCTTGCCGCCCTGATCGGCGCGGGCGGCATGCGCGACCGCAGGGCCGACCGGCTCGACCTGCCGGCGCTGGTGCTTTCGGCGGTCGAGTCCCGCGACTCTTCGACGGCCAGCGAGGCGGGTCTCGAGATCCTGCTGACGCTCGAGGCCTGGTCGGCCGAGGGGCGGCGCGAGGCGGAAGTGATCGGCGAGGCCGTGCGCGGCCTGCTGGACGACGCGGCGCCGGCATTGGCGGCCCACGCGCTGGTGAGCCTTCGCCATCGTCGGACGATCAGCCGGCGCGAGGCGAAGACGGGCTTCTTCGTCGCCGAGTTGGTCTTTCGGGCGGTGGTGGAGTGAGACGTTGCCGGTATCCCATCTCTGATGTATGGTCAATGTCATTACAGTTGATGAGGCCTGCCGATGGTTGCACTGAAGAAGACGGAAACGGTGAACATCCGCATCGACGCCTCGACGCGCGACCTGATCGCGCGCGCGGCGGAGGTTTCCGGAAAGTCGGTGACGGCCTTCATGACGGAGGCGGCCCAGGCAGCGGCCGAGCGCGAATTGCTGGAGCAACGTTTCTTCCGCGTCGATGCCGAAATATTCGGTGCGATCGATGACATGCTCGGACAGGAGGGCAAGGTGAATGAGGGGCTGCGCGGGCTGTTGCACGCGCGCCCCGCCTGGCTCGACTGAAGCATGTATCGGCGCCCGGCACCCTTGGCCGACAGGCATATCCTGGATGGTTTCGACAGTGGCCGGCCCTCGCTCGATGCGTTTCTCGTCGACATGGCCCGCTTCAACCATCAGCAGGGTTATGCGCGAACCACCGTGATCGCCGACGGGGATTTGCGGGTTGTCGCCTACCATGCCCTGTGTGCCGGCGTGATTTCGCGGGACGCCGCACCGCGCGGGGTGAAGGCCCATGGTGCGCCGGCGGATATACCGGTGGCCTTGCTGGCGCGGCTCGCTGTCGATCGGCGTCACCAAGGCAAGGGACTGGGCGCGGCGCTGCTGCAGAATGCGCTTCTCTCCGTCATCGCGGCATCGGAAAGGGTGGCCTTCCGCGCCGTCATGGTGCACGCGCTGGACGATGCGGCGATCGGCTTTTACAGCCGCTACGGCTTCCGCCCCGCAAGGGGCCTTGAGCGCACCTTGCTCCTGCCGGTGCAGGATATTGTCGCCTCCTTTAGCGGCGTCGACCCCGCCGGCTGACGATTCCATACCAATCTGCATATGCTTCCAGGCGTCCTTCGGGGCGCCTGTTCGTTTTGGTTCTGAAAGGATTTCGACATGGTGGCACAGAAGGGCAAGGACCTGCTTTTGAAGGTCCAGGACGGGGCGGGTTTCGGGACGGTGGCGGGGCTGCGCTCCAAGCGGCTTTCCTTCAACGCCCAGACCGTCGACGTGACCGATGCGGAGAGCGTCGGGCGCTGGCGAGAGCTGTTGGGCGGGGCCGGCGTTCAGCGCGCCGCACTCTCGGGCGCCGGCCTGTTCAAGGACCAGGCCTCGGATGCGCGGGTGCGCAGCGCCTTCTTTGCCGGCGATATTCTCGCCTGGCAGGTGGTGATCCCGGATTTCGGCACGGTGAGCGGGCCATTCCAGGTGACCGCGCTCGAATATGCCGGCGCGCATGACGGCGAACTGACCTTCGAGATCGCGCTGGAATCGGCCGGCGCACTCTCCTTCGCGGCGCTCTGATGCGCGGCGGGGGCGAGGGGGGTGGCGCGCTCGGCCGGGCCAACCGGCGGCGCGGCGAGGTGGAGGCGGTGATCGGCGGGGAACGCCGGATCCTTTGCCTGACGCTCGGCGCGCTCGCCGAACTGGAGACGGCCTTCGGGGCGGAAAGTCTGGCCGATCTCGGACAGCGCTTTGCCGCGGGTCGGCTGAAGGCTCAGGATCTGATGCGCATCCTCGGCGCGGGCCTGCGCGGCGGCGGCAACCGGTTGCGCGACGAGGACCTGGCGGAGATGACGGTCGAGGGCGGGATCGCCGGGGCGGCGGTGGTGGTGCGCGACCTGCTGGTCGTGACCTTTGCGCCGGACCAGACGGCCGGCGCGGGGGCGGTGACGGCGGACCCTTGAGCGCCGCAGGCGGCGAGGCGGCGACGGCGCGGGCCTTCCCCTGGGAGGCGGTGCTCGATGCCGGCCTCGGCCGCCTGCGGCTCCATCCGCATGTGTTCTGGGGTTTGAGCCTCGTCGAATTCGCCGCCATGGCCGGGGCCTTTGCGCCGCGGTCGGCGCGGCTTTCGCGGGTCGGGCTCGAGGGCTTGATGCGGGAGTATCCGGACGTGGCGGATGGAGGTTCACCCCCCTCTGTCACTGCGTGACATCTCCCCCTCAAGGGGGGAGATCGGGTGGCGGGCGACGCCGGCCCCTCACCCTCCGAGGCCCCTGCGGGGCACCTAAGGATGAGGGGTAGCGTGGAGCTTCGCCCCCTTGCCGGCACTGCGCACCACCTTCCTCACCGCCCGACGCGGGGAAAAGGGAAACACAACGGTGACAGGAAGGAGTTTTCCATGGCCGACGACGAGATGATTGCGCTGTCCCTCGATCTCGATGCGGGCGAGGCGCTGAAGGTTCTGGATGAGCTGGAGGGGCGGTCGCGGAGCTTTGGCGCGGCGCTGAGTTCGGCGCTGAAGGGGGCGACGGTGGGCGGCAAGGGGCTGGAGGATACGCTGAAATCGGTGGGCACGCGGCTCGCCGACATTGCGCTGTCGGCCGGGCTGAAGCCGCTGGAGGGGCTGATGGGCAATGCGCTGACCGGCCTGATTTCCGGACTGACGGCCGGGTTCGGGGCGATCATGCCCTTTGCGACAGGCGGCGTGGCGGGGCGCGTGACGCCGTTTGCCGCGGGCGGCGTGGTGTCGGCGCCGACCTATTTTCCGCTCGGCGGCGATTTGGGGCTGATGGGCGAGGCTGGGGCCGAGGCGATCCTGCCGCTGAAGCGCGGCTCGGACGGGTCGCTCGGCGTGGCGGCCGGCGGCAGCGGGGCAACGACGCAGATCAATCTCCATGTGACGGCGAGCGACGCGGCAAGCTTTGCCCGCAGCGAAGGCCAGATCACCGCCATGCTGGCGCGCAGCGTCGGGCGCGGGCGGCGGCATCTCTGACGGCGCCTTCTTTGCGACGCGATAGTCGCGGACGCTTCGCCCGACGCCTGCCTTCTCTCCTGCCTGTCGAAAAGGATCCAAGCCATGAGCAACGGTTTTCACGAGGTGCGCTTTCCGCTGCGCCTGTCGCTGTCGACAAGCGGCGGGCCGAAGCGGTTGACCGACATCGTCGACCTGACCAACGGGCGCGAGGCGCGCAATGCGCGCTGGCGCAATTCGCGGCGGGTCTATGATGCGGGCTCGGGATTGAGGGCGGTGGATGATCTCTACGCGGTGGTCGCCTTCTTCGAGGCGCGCGGCGGGCAGCTCTACGGTTTTCGCTTTCGCGATCCGCTCGACGGAAAATCCTGCGGGCCGGGCGAGACGGTGTCGCCCTTCGACCAGGCGATCGGCACGGGCGACGGAGCGACGGCGACGTTCCGGCTGGCCAAGACCTATGGCGATGCCGGCGGGGAATGGCGGCGCGAGATTTTGAAACCGGTGACCGGCACCGTCACGGTCGCGGTCGACGGAGTGGAACTGCCGGGGACCGGTTTCGCCTGCGATGCGGCCACCGGCGTCGTGACGATTGCCGAGGAATATATTCCGACCTCCGGCACGCTGGTGCAGGCCGGGTTCGAATTCGACGTTCCGGTGCGCTTCGACACCGACCGCATCGACGTCAACCTCGAGGCGTTCCGGGCCGGGCGCATTCCGGCCATTCCGCTGGTGGAGATCCTGCCGTGAAAAAGATACCCGACGCATTGGCCGCCCATCTCTCCGGTGATGCGACCACGCTTTGCCGCTGCTGGCGGGTGACGCGGCGTGATGGTCTGGTGCTCGGCTTTACCGAACACGACCGCGACCTGACCTTTGCCGGCACGGTGTTTCGCGCCGCGAGCGGCTTTGCCGGGACGGAGGCGCGGGCGGTGAACGGCCTGGCGGCGCCCGGCGCGGAGGTGACGGGCGGCTTTTCCAGCGCGGTCATCAGCGAACAAGACCTGGCGGCCGGGCGCTATGACGGCGCGCGGGTCGAGGTCTTCACCGTCAACTGGCAGGCGCCGGAAGAGCAGCATCTGCTGATGAAGGTGCAGGAGATCGGCGAGGTGTCGCGGGCGGGCGGGGCCTTTGCCGCGGAGCTTCGGAGTTTTGCCCACCGCCTGTCGCAGGAGCAGGGGCGGATCTATGGCCGGCGTTGCGATGCGAGCCTGGGCGACGGGCGCTGCCGGGTGGATCTGTCGGCTGCGGGGCGACGGGCGACGGGTTTGGTGACGGCGGTCGAGGGGCGGGACCGGGTCGTGGTGTCCGGCCTTGGCGGGTTTGCCGACGGGCATTTCCGGCTCGGCACGCTGCGGTTCGATGGGGGTGTGAACGAAGGGTTGACCGTCGAGTTCGACGGCAATGTCGCGGTATCCGGCGGCATGCGGCTGACGCTGTGGCTGCCGCTCGAGAGCGCGGCGGCGGTCGGCGATGAGATGACGGTGACGGTCGGCTGCGACAAGGGGTTTTCGACCTGTCGCGACCGGTTCGCCAACGCCGTCAATTTCCGGGGATTCCCGCATATGCCGGGCAGCGATTTCGCCTATTCCTATGTGAAGGGCGAGAGCACGCATGACGGGACGGCGCTGTTCGAGTGAGGGGGGCTGCGGGTACGGGCTCCTCTCCCCTTGTGGGAGAGGAAGCAATTTCAGCGTCTTGGCGCAAGCCAAGTGCTAGAAATTGCAGGTGAGGGGGCGCCGATGAAACCCCATCCATCCCCCTCATCTGCGAAATCTGAGGTTTAGCCTTCGGCTAAGCCCTCGATTTCGCTTCTTCTCCCACAAGGGGAGAAGAGGTGCCGCCGGCGCTCTGCCACCAAATTGGTCGCGCTGCCACAGTCGCTATTGATCTCATATCCAGGAGTAAGACCCATGGCCGCCATCGGAAACCGTGTGGTGACGCTCGCCGGGCAGTGGATCGGCACACCCTATCGGCATCAGGGGTCGACGAAGGGTGTCGGCTGCGATTGCCTGGGGCTGGTGCGGGGGATCTGGCGGGAGATCTATGGGGCGGAGCCGGAGATGGTCGCGCCCTATGCGGCGGACTGGGCGGAGCGCGGTGGGCAGGAGCGGTTGCTGGAGGCGGCGGGGCGGCATTGTGCGGTGGTGCAGGGCCTTGCCGCGGCGCGGCCGGGGGATCTGCTGGTCTTCCGCTTTCGCCCGCAATTCGCCGCCAAGCATGCCGGCATTCTCGTCGGCGCCGACGCCTTCATCCACGCCTATGAGCAGGCTGTGGTGATCCGCTCGGCCCTGGTGCCGGCCTGGCGCAGGCGCATTGCCGGGATCTACCGCTTCCCGGAGAATTCTTGAAAAACGGCGGGTTTTGCCGTATCTTGCTGGAGTGCTGGGCGAGGCGGACACCTCGCCCAGCCTTTGCTAAGCCTTGATGTTGACCCGGACGGTCATAGACCAGCCCGTCCGGGTTATCCTCAAGATCAGCGTAATGCCAATTGGCCAAGACCTCATAGCACTACCTCCATATTCGAGAGCAAGGCCTTTGCCACGGTCGGCGGAGCCCGTCTTCGCCGACGCGCCGGCTGGCGCGGCGCTTGCTGCTTCTGCTCCCGAACCCCCACATCCTATCACAATCTAGGCGGGCATCCAGAAGGGTGCCGCAAGGGGCATCCATGGCGACAATCCTCTTCCAGGCGGCCGGTGCGGCACTGGGTTCGGTGTTCGGGCCGCTGGGCGCCGTCATCGGCCGGGCGGCGGGTGCGCTTGCCGGCAACATGCTCGACCGGGCGCTGATCGGCGGCGGAACGACGCTGTCGGGCGCACGGCTTTCGGCGGCCAGGCTGCCGGGGGCGGCCGAGGGCACGGCGATCCCGAGGCTCTATGGAACGGCGCGGCTCGGCGGCACGCTGATCTGGGCGACGCGCTTCGAGGAGGAGGCGACGACCGAGCGGACCGGCGCCAAGGCGACCGGCACGCGGGTGAAGACCTATCGCTACTATGCCAATCTGGCGGTCGGCCTTTGCGAGGGGGAAGTGGCGCTGGTCCGGCGGGTCTGGGCCGACGGCCAGGAGATTGACCTGACCGAGATCGAGATGCGCTTCTATCCCGGGACGGAGGACCAGTTGCCCGATCCGCTGATCGAGGCGAAGCAGGGGGCGGGCAACGCGCCGGCCTATCGCGGGCTCTCCTATGTGGTGTTCGAGCGTCTGCCGCTCGACGATTTCGGCAATCGTATTCCGCTGCTGCAGTTCGAGGTGATCCGGCCCGTGGGACGGCTGGAGGGCATGGTGAAGGCGGTGACCGTCATCCCCGGCTCGACCGAGCATGGCTATGCGACGGTGCAGGTCCGAGAACGAACCGGCGAGGGCGCCTCGCGCATTCTCAACCGCAACACGCTGGTCGCCCATACCGACTGGCAGGCCTCGATCGACGAACTGCAGGCGCTCTGCCCGAATCTCGAAACTGTCGCGCTGGTTGTATCCTGGTTCGGTACCGATCTGCGTGCCGGAGAGTGCCGGGTGGTGCCGGGCGTCGAGGTGGCGAGCCGCAACGAGAGCCGGGACTGGCGCGTGTCGGGCGTGACGCGCGATGCCGCCTATCGGGTCAGCCGCCACGACGGCGGCCCGGCCTATGGCGGCACGCCGGACGACAGAAGCGTGGTCGAGGCGATTACCGACCTCAAGGCGCGTGGGCTGAAGGTGGTGCTCTATCCCTTCGTGATGATGGATATTCCGCACGGCAATGGCCTGCCCGATCCCTATGGCGGGGCGGAGCAGGCCGTCTATCCCTGGCGCGGGCGGATCACCTGCCATCCGGCGCCGGGACGGCCCGGCTCGCCCGACCGGTCGGCGGCGATCCCGGCGATCGTCGCGGCTTTCTGCGGGACGGCCGAGGCCAACGATTTCGACGTGTCCGGCACCACGGTTTCGTATCAAGGCAGCGACGAGGGCTATCGTCGCATGGTGCTGCATTATGCGCTGCTGGCTGAGGCGGCGGGCGGGGTGGACGCCTTCCTGATCGGCTCGGAACTGCGCGGGCTGACCACGCTCCGCGATGCGGCCGATGGGTTTCCCTTCGTGGCGGCGCTGGCGGATCTGGCGGCGGACGTTCGGGCGATCCTCGGGGCCCCGACGAAGATCACCTACGGTGCCGACTGGAGCGAATATTTCGGCCATCATCCGGCGGATGGCTCGGGCGACGTTTTCTTCCATCTCGACCCGCTGTGGGGGCATCCTGCGATCGATGCCGTGGGCATCGACAACTACATGCCGCTGTCTGACTGGCGGGACGCGGATCTCGAGAACGCCAATCCGGACGGGTTCCGGCTCTCTGACGACGGTCAGGTCATGGCCGGGCAGATCGCGGCGGGCGAAGGCTTCGACTGGTATTATGCGAGCGAAGCCGACCGGGCGGCGCGCGTGCGCTCGCCGATCAGCGATGGGGCGGCGGGCAAGCCCTGGGTGTTTCGTTTCAAGGATATCGAAGGCTGGTGGGGCAATCTCCACTTCGACCGGGTCGGCGGGGCGGAACGGCCGAGCCCGACGGCCTGGACGCCGGGGATGAAGCCGGTCTGGTTCACCGAGCTCGGCTGCGCCGCGGTCGACAAGGGGGCGAACCAGCCGAACGTGTTCGGCGATCCGAAATCGGCGGAAAGCGCGCTGCCCCATTTCTCCAATGGCGCGCGGTCCGACAGCCAGCAGCGGCGGTTTCTCGAAGCGCATCTTGGGCATTGGCAGGGCGGCGCGGCGCAGGCGGGCATGGTCGATGCGGGGCAGATCTTCCTGTGGACCTGGGATGCGCGGCCGCAGCCGGCCTTTCCGCAGGATCTGGATCTCTGGGCCGACGGCACCAACTGGCGCTCCGGCCATTGGCTCAACGGGCGGCTGGGGGCGGGAACGCTCGCCGATGTGCTCGCAGCCCTGCTCGAGGATCATGGCTTTGCTGACTACGACGTGTCGGAGGTGAGCGGCGACCTCGTTGGCTATGTGCAGGGCGACCTCGCCTCGGCTCGCAGCCTGATCGAGCCGCTGGCGGAGAGTTTCCTCATCGACATCGTCGAGGATGGGGCAAAGCTCAAGTTCCGTTCGCGCCTGGCGGCAAGCCTCCCGGCGCGGACGGTGGAGGTGCTGGCCGATATGAAGGACGAGCCGTTGTGGCGCGAGACGCGCGGCCATGACAGCGATTTCGCCGCCGAGGCTTCGATCACTTACTTCGATTCGGCCAGCGACTATGGCGAGGCCTCGGCCCGCTCGCGGCGGATCGAGGCGGCGACCGACCGTCAGATGGTCCGCGACCTGCCGGCCGTGATGGCGGAGGAGACGGCCCTGTCGCTCGCCGAAGGCATGTTGCGCGACCATCGCATCGGCAGGCGGCGGCTCGAGTTTTCGCTAGGCCCTGCTGAGCTTTCCGTCCAACCGGGCGATGTGCTTTCGCTGTCCGAGGGGCCGGAGGGGCGGTTTCTGGTCGGCGAGATCGACGACGGGCTGGCGCGGCGGCTGTCGCTCCGCGAGGTGGCGGCGGCGGTTTCGACCACGCCGGTGACGGAGGGTTCGGGGCGCACGCCGGACCGGCCGGGCTCGGTCGGCTTCGACCCGGTCGTTCTTCTGATGGATCTGCCGCGTCATGCGGCGGGCGAGGCGATGGATTTCGCCTGCGTGGCGGGGCTGACGCGACCGTGGCGGCGTTTGTCGATCTCGTCATCGGGGGACGAGAGCGCCTTTCGCCCGCGCCTCACGCTCGACCGTCCGGCGACGATCGGCCGGCTGGCCGCGCCGCTTGCCGGCGGCGTGTCGGGACGGTTCGACCGGTCGAGGACGCTGGAGGTGGAGCTGTTCTTCGGCAGCTTTGCCGCAGCAACCGAGCTTTCGGTGCTGAACGGGGAGAACCGGCTGGCGCTGCGCTCGCGGTCCGGCGCCTGGGAAGTGATCGGCTTTGCCGGGGCGGAGGAGATTTCGGCCGGGCGCTGGCGGCTGTCGACACTGCTGCGTGGCCTCGCCGGCACCGAGGATGCGATGGCGGCCGGTGCGGATGCCGGCGCCGCCGTCGTGCTGCTCGACGCGGCGGTGCGGCCGCTCGGGCTGACGGCGGAAGAGACCGGGCTTTCGCTCGACTATATCGCCGAGCCGATCGGCATGGCCGCGTCGCCGGCCGCCCTTGGCGCCTTTGCCGGCGGGGTGCGGGCGCAGACGCCGCTTGCGCCGGTGCATCTCGGCGCGCGGCGGACTGGCGGCGGCGACATCGAATTCTCCTGGATCCGCAGGTCCCGCGTGGACGGCGACAGCTGGTTGCCGGCCGAGGTGCCGCTCGACGAATCGGCCGAGGCCTATCGGCTGGAGATCCTCGACGGGACGGCCGTGCGGCGGGTAGTCGAGGTCGGCGAGGCGCGGTTCGTCTATCCGCAGGCGCTGGAGCTTTCGGACTTCGGCGGATCGCAGGTGAGCATCCGGGTGCGGGTGCGCCAGTTGGGGCGCGTGGCCGAAGGGATTGCGAGCGAGGCGGAATTGGTGGTGCGGTGAGGGGCGAGCCTTTGCGTTTCTCCCCGGCCAGCCGTCCATACTGATTGGGCCTAGGTGACTGCCCCTCATCCGCCTGCCGGCACCTCTGCCGGCCCTTCGCTTGGGCTCAGGGCGTTCGTCATTCGAAACGATTCACTGGACCGTTTCGTCGGCTGCGCCGACCATTCCTCACCCCCGTAAACGGGGAGAGGGTCAGGGTGAGGGGCATTTGCTCAGATTCCGGCGGTTGTTTTCGGTAGCCACGACTAACAACCGAACGCCCGGACGAATTGCCCCGTTGGCACGCTTAGCCGGTGAATCGGGGCGCGCGTCGCCCACCCATCCATTTCCATCAAACATCCGCAAAAGGGAGAGCGAGATGCTCGAGGCGAAGCAGTGGTATCAGTCGAAGACGGTGTGGGGCGCGATGATTGCGATGGCGGCGCCGCTCCTGAAGCATGCGGGTGTCGAAATGGGGCTTGCCGAACAGGCTGACCTCGCCGATGCTCTGGCGACGCTCGCCGGCGCGTTGGGCGGGGTGCTGGCGATCTACGGGCGGGTCAAGGCGACGCGGTCCATCGGTCCCGGCGCCGGGCGCAATTGAAGCGAGCATTCATTTGCCATTCAGAAGGCATGCGATAGATAGTCAGCAAGAGTTCAAGTTGTGCGGAAGAAAAAGCAATGGCATCGATCATGATCATCGCGGGCCTGGCGGCCGGAATGGCGGCTTCGCCTGTACCGGACAGCCTCGGCATCGGTGCCATGACGGGACCGATCGTGCTGGCGCAGGCGCAGAGCGGCGACAATGGCGGCTCGGACGGCGGCGTCGACTGCCGCAGCGCCGCCTACCGGGCTGTCGAGGAAGTCGGCGGCCAGTTGCTCTCCGTGCGCCAATCCGGCAATGAATGTGTCATCACGGTCCTGATTCCGGGCAGTGGAAACGAACGCCCGCGCAAGGTCACGATGCGGGTTTCCAGCTGATTTTCGCCGCGGCCCCCGGGCTGCGGCGCACGGTCTTTCGAAGAGGGGCGGGATAGATGCGCATTCTGGTCGTCGAGGACGATGTCAACCTCAACCGGCAGCTCGTCGAAGCGCTGCAGGAGGCCGGTTACGTCGTCGACAAGGCTTTCGACGGCGAGGAAGGCCATTTTCTCGGCGATACCGAGCCCTATGACGCCGTCATCCTCGACATCGGCCTGCCGGAAATGGACGGCATCACGGTGCTGGAAAAGTGGCGGGCCGCCGGCCGCGTCATGCCGGTCCTGCTACTGACCGCCCGCGACCGCTGGAGCGACAAGGTCGCCGGCATCGACGCCGGCGCCGACGACTATGTCGCAAAACCCTTCCATCTCGAGGAAGTGCTGGCCCGCATAAGGGCGCTGATCCGCCGCGCGGCAGGCCATGCATCCTCCGAAATCACCTGCGGCCCCGTCCGGCTCGACACCAAGAGCTCGAAGGCGAGCGTGGACGGCAAGGCGCTGAAGCTCACCTCGCACGAATACCGGCTGCTCTCGTACCTCATGCACCACATGGGCGAGGTGGTGTCGCGCACCGAACTGGTCGAGCATCTCTACGATCAGGACTTCGATCGTGATTCCAACACGATCGAAGTCTTCGTCGGCCGGCTGCGCAAGAAGATCGGCATCGACATGATCGAGACCGTGCGCGGCCTCGGCTATCGCATCCAAGCCCCGCAAGAGGCGAAATGA